AAATAAAACTATTATTGACTCTATCAAATTCTTCTATCGCAGCCATCAACATCTATCAAAACTATATGAAATGATTGGTTTTTATGATCGTACTTATTCAAAGCCTCTCAATTCACCATTGTTTTCGCAAGTTATTGCAGAAGTGACTGCTGATTTCACAACTCCTCGTGTCGAGACTAGAACTTTTGATTCTCTCTCTTCAGAACATTTTACTCTGAACACTTCTCCAGGCATGCCTTATGTGCGCATGGGGTTTAGACAGAAAGGTGAATGCTATGATTTAGCTGTACAGGATGCAAAAACCTTGTACCATAGTATTCTATCAGGGCACCCTTCGATGCCTTGGACTATGATCTTTGCTCGGACTGGTATCACTACTAAATCTAAAAATAAATTGCGTGGTGTATGGGGTAAACCTTTCTCGGCTCTTATCTTGGAACATTTATTATACCGTAACTTTCTCAACCAGCTGAAAGATTATGAAGGCACTCCTAATGGGTACAAATTTACAGTATTTAGGCGTGGCTATATGGAACTCTTCGATAGGTTAACTAGATTTGGGAGGAAGACTATCGTTGGATTGGATTTTTCAAAGTATGATACATCCCTCCCCCCTTGGTTGTTGCGTATCGCTAGGGGTATTTGGTCAAGGAATATAAACATGTCTGAATCAGAAAGAAAAGTGGAACGTTATCTATTAAAACAAACTATAGATACTACCTTTATCATGCCTGATGGTTTTGTATTTCGTAAGAACGGTGGTACAGATTCAGGTTCATTGGCTTTTCAAAGAGATGAAGATGTTGCTACTTCTTTAATAGTGAAGTTTTTGTTCAAGTTGCAAGGACGTAATGTTTTGTTTTATTCAGTTTTAGGGGATGATAGTATTTGTGTGCTTGACACTGATCAACCTATAGATATGGATAAGTTAGCTTCTGATTGTCTCTCTTTCTTTGGGATTGAGATTAATAAGGACAAAAGCTACCAGACCTTAGAAACGTCAGAGGCAAAGTTCTTAGGTAGATATGTTAACAATGGTATCCCAAAACGTGATACTATTGACTTCGTTCTCTCAGCTCTATATCCTAGAAGGACAGATAAAGATGAGTTTGATGTTGCTCAACGCATAGTCGCTTTAGCTTATGAAAATTGTTATTCTAACGACAATGCAACTGCTTTCTTAAATAGGGTATGGCGTAAGTTAAGTAAAGAAACACGTGAACTCTGCGAGAACTCGAAGGCTACATGGGCTAAAAATGTGGTTTCTATGTTTCGTACGTTGGGCTTAGAACCCCCCCCGATTGTGGCTTTCCCAACCTTTGAACAGATATTTGATCTATTATATATACCAAAAGAAATAGATTTTCAATTATTACCGAATTCATTTCATAATCAATACATACATCTTGAACCTTTTACTTCAAATTTGTTGTAAAGAAGTTTTTTTTTTAATAAATTCTTGACAAAATTTTTATAATTTT